ATTAATCTTCCAACCGTTTTCTGCCTTGCATATACTTACATGACAAGGGTCTTTCAATTCTTTGTCTTTATCCTCTGCCACGTTCTCTCCTTATGCAGGGTTTGCTGCTTTTAACTTCTGTGCCGCTTCCTCGGCCAATTCCTTAGCAATCTGTGCGTCATTCTCTTCTTGTAACTGTTGCCACGATGTTTTAACCGGGGGAAAATTAGAAAAATCAAAATGAGGTTGTACCTTTTTTTGGTCCAATGGAACTAGGCCAATTTTGGATTCATGCATGGCCAAGCGTGCACTAAGCTGGGCCTTGTCTGCCCTAAGATCTGCAATGATCCCTTGATACTCACTACGCATACGCTCAGCATCTGCCCTAGTGTTCAACAAGTCCATTGTCAACTGCGCGACTAGGCGTGCACCAAAGAGTTCCCTTAGGGTTTCCCGAATTGTTCGAGCTATTTCTACAATGGTCATTCTGAGTCCTTCACATTTTTCTCATCATCGAAGCGCCCACGTAGTTCCAACTGCACTCGGTCATCTTGATACCAAACATGGCTCAGAAAGTTACGCTTGGAATACCACACAAGAATTGCCAAAGGGCAAAACCAACGCATCCAAGGCATCCACGACCAATACTTGTGTTTCTTCATCTGAGTCCTTCACAAAGGGTGGTCCCCTATGCAGGTGGCCATCTCAACGCTAAAGCGTATTTAGGAAGGGTACGCCCCATAACCACCTAGGGGTTCTTCCCTGCATAGGGTGAAACTTTTTATTGTTGCAACTTAGCTGTTTTACGCATGTACCTTTTATAGCAAGGCCTACACATACCCCTAGCACTGTGTATTCTGTCTGGATGACACTCCGCCATGCGTATAGTTCTTTTACTTCGTATCTCTAGCATGGTATTTTTTATTCTTTGTTTTGTATCTTCGGTATGTGGTACATTTTTCCTTGAAGGAGGTTTTATCCCTTTTCTTTTTAAAGTATCACTTACTGCCTTATTGTGTTTCTCTGAGAAAGATTTTCCTAACGTACTTCTGGGAGGATTTTCTCCTCCATTAGTTAAGTTGACCAAAGGACCTAAGCCTAAGTCTTTACGACCATAATACCAAATTAAGGCAATTTCATTTTCAAAAGCCTCTTCTTCATCTTTGGCAATGTAAAACACAATTCTACCCAGAGATGGAACATGTAACCTTCCATGTTTACTGTATGCTCTGTCACCTTTGCCCTTGCCTACGTAGTAAGGAGTACCATTTTCTCCCAGCCAAACATATGTATAAAACATTTTAAATCTCCTAGAAAGGTCGAGAAGGGAAGAGTTCTAGGCTCCTCCCAACTCTAGCTCAGGGAGCAACCCCTGAGGATGTTTTTTAAAATTGTTGTTGCATTTTAGATAACCAAACAGGCTGCTCCGTGGGCCGGAAAGTTACTGTTCTGTTTGCTTCTTCAGCAGCCTTCTTAAGAAGATAAAAATGGGCTGCATATGGATCGGTCTTGGCAAGCTCCTGTGCCCTATCTTTTATAGTCTCTTCACTAGGCTTTTTCTTAGTAGCTAACTGCCCATACAAACCTAATCTGAAGGCATCATAAGCATCATCGCCTTTAGTTCCTTTTACTTTTAACACGTCATCCAATTCGTCTGGGTTACGCATTAAAGAAGGAATAGTCTGTATAATATCTGTACACGTATCTAGTACAACCAAGTCTCCGTTTTTTAAAAGGTTGTACATTAAAGAAGCAGAACCTATTCTATCTCTAGTACCCTGGGTCACTCCTGGTAGCCCTAATTCTCTTAGAGAGCGAGAATAATCATCGGCAGGAGAATGAGAATCCATTACCCTTGCAAACTTTTCATGTGAAAAGTAGTGCGCCTTAGGTTTAAAAACCATCCCATTAGGGAGTTTGCATCTGTGTCTTATTATGGAAGCAAGTTCCTTGTAGGTTTTTCCACCGGTGCAAATTACTTCGTCAAAGCACACTATCTTGGACTTATAATCGCTAGTATCAGCATATCTTACTAAGGCTCTTGTAAAAAAATACACTGCATTTGCGCTGCCAGAAGTACTAGACCCCATCCCCCAGTCCTGACCTATGAAGACTGGTTGGTACTCTTCCCAAATGATTGCATCTGGGTCTTCTCTGAGATTTACAACGTGGTAATCTTCGGACCAAATATCAAAATACTGCCCTTCAAATTTTCCATCCAGCCCTAGTAATTCTTTGTCTCGCTTTGCTTTCGGTAAACTGTTCAATCGAGCAAGAATTCCTGGGTCTCTTACTAGAAGTTCTGGGTTATCTAAAACCGTGGTGCGCTGATAAGCATACTCTTTAGGGTTGTATATACAACGCCATTCTCCTGCTTCTTGCACCCACCACGTTCCGTTGGTTTCATCTTTTCGTGCACCCTCAGGTTTATTCCAAGGTTCTTTCTGCACAAAAATTGTACGGTAAAATTCGTAATGTGGCCCAATAGGGTTGGAGCACCCAACCATTGCCGGAATAGGTAGACAACCGTTGTCGTCCTCTTCGCAACCAGCGTTCACTGTATTTCTTGTGTACAATCTCATCCATGCATCTGGAGAAAATTGTCCACACTCATCAATAAGAATAAAAGCGTAGGCTTGTCCAAGGTATTGGGCCAAGTCTCTTTCTTTGTTGTGCTCACAGTGCCCGAATACTATGCGTGATCCATTGGTAAATGTAAGAATGTGCTTAGTAGAATCATAAGTGAAAAGTTCTTTGGGTATAAACTTTCCGCATGTAGCGTCATGGATTGCACCTGAGTCTAATTCTTTGAATGTACGACGAAGTATTAGTATGTCGCATTTTTTAAATGCCAAGCAATAGTACATTACGCCGAACATGAGCCAACCGAGGGTCTTTCCCCCACGGATTCCCCCCACACTTAAACACTGCGGGGCCGCTGGCTGCACGTACACCTTCCCATTTCGCATTACATTGCGAAAAAGTTCAGTCTGCTTTTCTTGGAAACGAAAAACCTTTGAAAAATCTAGTTGACCATTTTCGTCTATGTAGGATGGTCTTTCCTTTTCCTGAGTTGGTGTCTTACGTGGCATTTAAACCTCTGCCTCTAATTGGTGCTTATCACCTCTGCATCCACAAAGCTTGGTTTCAGGGTTTCTTTGGCCTTTTCCTTTGTGGCTTCATTGTTTCTTAATTCTGGAGGCTGCACAATTACAATTTTTACCCCATGGGTTTTCAGCGCCTCGATTTCTTCGTCCGAAGCTGAAGGCTTCCCATAGAACCTTAGGTACAATAGCTCTGCCGCCTTAATTATCGACATGAGAGCTTTGGGATCGTCGGTTTCAAGCGTAGCTATTCGTACAAGGTTGTCGAATATCTTTCGGTGCCGGGTGGTAGCACCGCGTATCATTTTTCCGTCTGGGCCAACCTCAGCGCTGGTAAGTAGTTGCCGACCCACCCTGACCAATTCCTTGGCGCTAGGCATTGGGCGCTGCTTCTTCATAAAGTGCCCAGTCTTTGGGTCCTTAAGCCGTTCACTGAAGGTGCCGTTAACATTTCGTACAATTAAACTTAACGGACCCTTGGGTTTCTCCTCAGGAACAACCAAAGGTTTTTCTTCTGACATAACCTTAGGCTCTTCCTGAGCCACTACCTGTGCTTCTACTGAGTCTGCCATCTTCTACAAATCCCTGTTACACTAAATTAAAAACACACATCTATACAGGTACAAAAACTAAACCACTTTCAGTGAGTACCATTTCTCCTACTTTATTTCCTAAAATAGGTAATCTTGCTGAAATACTTCCATCTACATCGGGAGTAAGTTTATCAAACAGTCCTCCTAAAGCATCCCAATGAACTATGGAATCTAAAAATCCAGACTCATTATTCTCCCAACGTTTAAACTGTTCTAGAAAATGCCCCAAAGTTTCCCCCGGAGCCATAACAATAGTCCCCCAATTAAATCTAGGACCAGGTTCTTCTTTTAGATACTCTGTCATTATTTCTGAGTCTCCTGCCTGCAGTAGTAGTCATCTAATAACTGAAACCATGCATTGGTACGTCTAGTAATCACATCAAATTTATTTAGAATATATTCCGATGCCCCTAAACTCTGCAAATAAGTTCTCTCCAACCTTCGGAGAATACTGTACATGAACCTTGAAACCGTTGTGTTACTCAACGAAGTCACTCATGGGTGTTCCTTACTGCGCGGCATAATTATACCGCCTTCTTAATTGCTTTGAACGAGTTCTCTAGATTGTCCCATGCATACTCCACTGGCCCGATTCCGTACTTCTTGAACAAGCTTTCTACCTTCTCGCTGTACGTTTTGCTATACCCTTCTGCTTCCTTGGCAAATTGCTCAAGTTGACGCTGGGTATCACGAATCTTCACCTGTGTTCGCAAGAACGCGGCCTCTGTGGTGCGTAGAAATAGGTTTTCCTCTGTGCTTACTTCCACCTTTGCTTTGCTTGTATCACTTTTCACAGTGGTTTCCAACTTCTTTGCCTCGGTTTCCACTGCATCTACAACTTCCTTGACTTCATTCTCTACTTTTTCAATTGTTTCATTCATTCTGAGTCTCCTGAATTTTGTTTACCAAATTTTTTCAAATGCTTTTGCCCTTGCCAATCTCATCATCTCTTTTTGCCATTTGGGTCCATGGTCTTGGCTTTCTTCTATGCACATATGAGCCATCTCATGTAGCAATGTGCCTTTCCAAATAGAATCCCTACGGTATGCTTTGTCTTTACTTAGGACAATTTCTTCGCCCAACTGATAACCTAGCAGTCCTTGGGTATGCCCAAAACGTACATCTGCATCCTTAGGCAACTTGTTACCAAAATATTTCTTGTTATACTTCCTGTACGTAGACTCTAGCAGTGCTTGCGACACATACTTCATTGCAAATCTTCCTAGGTCCGCACCGCTTGCGCGGATTAATGGACAAAATGGGATTACCCTGAGTCGCTGCGGCACAAAAATAGCCCAAACATTTTTCAATGTCTGAGCTTAGGTTTTACAAATGAAATAATCCACAGGAAGACTACCTGAACCACTTACTACCTGTGGCACAAACTGTGGTTCTCGATTAAAAGTATCCGTTGTCAGCGCATTGCATAGAGCGGCTTACAAACTTTGCTTCACGTTGTAGTACTACCGGAAGCACGCGACGGAGGCTACGTTTAGGCTGGTCTCTTGCCAAAGGCGTGAGTAGCCAGCATGTATACAGCTTCAGATTGGCCTTGGAGGAAGCTTTACTCCGTCACTAGGAATCCCGTCCGGCTACGAGTAGCTAATGCGGTTCCTAATCTTGTTCTGCCTACTTCATTCAGCAACACTCTGGTTACTGTGGAGTCCCAATGGCAGAAATGATTACTCCGCGATTTCAGCGCGTATACTACGGAGGCTTGCAGAGTGTGTTTTCTTAGTGCCTGAGCCGTTCAGCGCCGCATTCGCATGGGCTCAGGCAGTTCTGCGGTCATTTGCATCTCAATCCAATCAGGCTTACAACTTTTATTTTGCCGCTGAAGATCTCTTGATACAAAACTTTGTACTGCAAAAATGTTGGGCAGTATTTGTACGTGCTGCCCTTAAGAACCTTGTTCTCCACGGACTGGGCTCCCGGCGAGTAATAGCAACGCGTTCAACCACGCGCTAACTCACTACCGAGTCCTCGACCACGCTCTCAGTCAACGAGGCAGATTTGAACTGCCACTCTCGTGTTACTAAACTTTAACTGCAGTCCGTCCCTTGTCGTTCAGCTCTACAACCCATCTCGTGGGACAGTTACGTAGCACCCTTACGGGGATAAGTGGTTTCTCGCAGCAACCACACTGCAGTATCGCACATGTATACGCTTAGATTCCGTGTACCCAGAGAAAGGAGTTAACTGGGATTGGTAGCGTAGGTGGGGCACTGTGGGTACCCCAAGGAGTAGAGTAGGTAATATCTAACCTACTTAAATAGTGTACCATGACTTACCAATGGTGTCAAGCTTTATTTTTAAACCTATGCGTGGGGATGGCCCCCACGGATGCCTCTAAAATTATTTTAAACCTCCTGAACTGCCTCCAGCCGCTGTTTTTGCAGTTTGTAAGTACGTTTGTTTTCAATAACCTACCATTTTTCATAGGCTATAACTCCTTTGTTTTCATGGTTATTTGACAAATAACGTCTGCTGTAGTAAGATTAATTCAAATACCCCGGCATATACCATATGTACATAAGACCAGTAAATTCATAGGGATAAGCACATAACTGTATGAAAAGAAGAGAGTTAAGCAAGAAAAGACAAGAAATAGCACAGCAATTGTCCCTTTGGAATCAACGAGTTAGAGAGATTGAGTACAAGATTATTGCTAACCCTGGGGCCAATGATCAGGAAACCCTTAGGTTCTGCAAGGCTGAGCGAGATACTTGCGTACAGGCTCTAAAAGCCCTGAACCGCTCCACGTATAAGCAGCGTCTCTGGGCCTCCGGTCCTAGGTGACCAGAATTCAAACGTACAAAAGTAGAGACAGAATAACCATGCGTGGGGGTGACCCCCACGGATACCCACAGGGGTATGCTACACTTAAACCAAAGGAAAAACATAGATGGCAGAAATAGAAAAACAGTTGAAACCCTTGGTTTTGGCTGATCTTAATCCTAAGATGAATGCTACGCTTGTCACCGATGATTCCGGCCTCCGGTTACTGGCCGAGTGGGTAGCGTACAAAAAGACAACAGATAAAGTTCCTATGGTTTGCCTTGATACAGAGACGAACGTAGTGAATGATTTCTGGTATCGCTATGTGAGAACCTTTCAGATTGGGGACAGAGACCGCCAATTCGTTATTGATCTATTACCCTTTGCAGGTTCAGAGGAAAACCTTAGGGCAACCCAAGGGCACTATGGGAAAAACTGTGGAGACACCTACAAGAAAATCTTTGAAATTCTTGAGCCCATACTTTGCACAAATAATTTTATAAAAGTTGGACAGAACCTAGAGTTCGAGTACTCAGTTTTCCATTGGAACTTTGGTTACAGGATTTGGCACCTGTATAGCACAGACATGGCAGAACGAGTTATACGTGCCGGAACCATACCATTGAAAAAGATGGCGGAGTTCAGCATGGCGGCTATATCTGCAAGGTATTTTGGCATTATCATTGATAAATCCAAGCAGGAAAGCTTCGATCTTAAGACACCCCTGACTGAAGAGCAGGTTTTATACGCAGCATTTGACGTGCGTATGCCTTTAGCTATACGCCAAGCTCAGGTCAATTTAATGACAGTGGACCAATTACTGACTACTGCACAGATTGAGAATGATGCCATTGGAACATTCAAAGACATGCATTTGGTGGGGCAAAACATTGATGATGCACGGTGGCTTAAGCGTATTGAAAATGTTCTGTCCAGACGTAAGGATGAGTTGAAAATTCTGGACGAAGCATTTATTCCTATTGTTGGCCTAAAGACTGAACAGGTTGATGAAGAGAAACTTGCAAAGCTAGAAGACCTGTGGAGCAATGGTTATGAAACTGCATCTCCAAAGGAGTTAGAGCTTGCCGCGTTAAAACGCCAAGAAAAAGACAAGCTTAAGAAAGCAGAATTTTCTGCGCTCCTAAAAGAAGAAGAGAAAAAACGTAAAGAAGCTAAGGCCCAAGCACGTAAAAATTTTTCTGAACTAAGCAAGGAAAAAACTAAGTACCTGCATAACCTTGAGAAATGTGAGGGTGATGCTTATTTAAACTACGACTCTCAACCACAGATGTTGGAAGCCCTTCGCAAGTTGCCGGGGATGCGTGGGATTCAGGATGTAACCGATGACACACTTCTACGCTTCAATGACCGTCCACTGATTAAGACGCTACGTAAGTTCCGTAAAGGTAAGAAGGACACCGGAACCTATGGCGTACAATGGACGCAACGATGGGTAACCAAGGCATCCAAGGCAGAAGGCTGGAGGCACCCAGGGGATGGCAGGCTGCATTGCATTTTCAATCAGTTAATGGCCGAGACTGGGCGTACATCTTCAGAAAAACCTAATGGGCAAAATCTTCCTAAAGATGATGATGTTCGTGCTTGTTTTATTTGTGATCCTACAGACCCTGTAACTGGTGAAGAAAACTGCATCGTAACTATTGACATGAGCGGATGTGAGTTGCGTATCATTGCAGTGTTGGCTAAGGCACAAACTTGGATCAATGCATTTAACAAAGGGTGGGATGTCCACTCTGTTTCTACTGAAGTTTTGTATCCAGAGAAATGGCCTGCTCTGGCTTGCAAAGGTGGAGAGAAGTGGTTTGATCCTGAAAAACAAAAAGAAGTAACATTGCCGCCTTGTGCCTACTATGCAAAAAATGAGCAAGGGGAACAAAGATATGCAAAATGTAAATGCCCACAGCATGTGGAGCTTCGTAACAACACTAAGCAAGTAAATTTTTTACTGTGTTATGGCGGTGGGCCGGATGCCTTGGCCGATGAGCTTGGAATTTCCCTAGACGCTGCTAAGGAGTTGATGAAACTTCACGAAGAAAAATTCCCAGATGTATGGAATTACCTCAGGGAGTCCGGTGAGCTAGCAAAGAGAAACAAAGAAGCACGAGATATGTTTGGTCGTCGCCGCTCGTTCCCAACACCTACTTGGCAAATGGCTAAGGAATGGTTTGAGAATGAGTACGAAGACAGGCTTGAGTTAGACGAAGAAGATGCAAAGAAAAACATCTTTGACTTCAAGGTTAAGAACCTCAGGGAACCAAACAGCGAAGAAGAGTACAAGCTTACCCATAGGAATCCTTCTGAAGCTGAAATAAAACAAGGCTATAGAGCTTTGATGGGAAGTATTGGAAGACGAGGGAAGAACCATTGCATACAGGGAACCAATGCTTCAATAATTAAACGTGCTATGTCCTGCGGCTTTTCTCGTGATGGCCAACCGTACTTATGGCATACTTTACCTAAGTTTAATGCTAGAATTCAATCCATGGTGCACGACGAAATTTTAGCCCATTGTCCTCTTCGTTATGCTCAGCAAGTGGCTGAGTTAATAGCTGACGCATTCAAAAGAGCAGCCGCAGAAGTAATGGGAGACGTGGTTATTATGGAGTCTGATTATCATATTTCCAACAGATGGTTGAAGGGATAAAATGAGAATTGCTATTGTTGGCTCAAGAGAGTACAAGGATCTACCCAAAGTAGTATCCTATGTAGTTGCATTGCCTCCTGACACAATTGTAGTGTCAGGGGGTGCCAGAGGAGTTGACCAAGCTGCTGAACATGCTGCTCACACCCACGGATTAGACTGCATTATTTGTTTGGCTGATTGGGAACTGCATGGAAAGAAGGCTGGGTATTTGCGTAACATCGACATTGTAAATAATGCAGATAAGCTCGTGGCTTTCTGGGATGGAAAAAGCAAAGGAACTCAACACAGCATTAACTTAGCAAAATCCAAGGGTATACCAGTGGAGATTTACCAATGAGCTACTTAAATTGCCCATTCTGCCCTGCTCAGGCTTTCCTAGTACCAGCCAATGCAGTAGGTAAGGCTATGAGGCTAGAAACGTACCAATGTAGTTTTGGGCCTAAGCATCAATTTTATGTAAGAGAAGAAGAAAGAGAGAAAGAGATTGTCGAACAGTGCTGATTTTAGTTTCTTCAGTGATACAATTATGAAACAGAAATACTCCCATGATTTGCCTGGGGGAGGCAAGGAGGACTGGCCTGCCATTGCAAAACGTGTAGTGACTACTGTGTTTAAAGCTGTGAATGCTCCCAAGAGCTTAGTGGACCAAACGGTGGAGTATGTTACGCAGCGTAAGTTTATACCCGGTGGGCGCTATTTATACGCAACAGGCCGTCCCTTTCACCAAGTGAATAACTGTTTGCTGATGAGGGCAGAGGATAGCCGTGAGGGTTGGGCCGAGCACATGCAGAAGTGTGCCATGGGCCTTATGACTGGTGCAGGAATTGGCACTGATTATTCTTGGATACGCTCTGAGGGTAAACCTATTCGTAAGACTGGGGGGTTTGCCACAGGGCCTCTGGCCCTTTGCCAAATTATCAATGAATGCGGTAGGGGTGTAATGCAGGGGGGAAGCCGAAGATCGGCACTGTGGGCTGGTCTTAAATGGTCCCATGCAGATGTTATGAAATTCATTGTACTTAAGAATTGGATCAAAGAGGTCCGAGATATGAAGGCCAAGGATTTCAATTTTCCTGCTACAATGGATATGACTAACATCAGTGTGCTGCTTAACGATGACTTTTTCTCTGCGTATAGTGATGAAAAGGACCCAAGTAACTCTTTTGCAACCAGCGTGTACTGGACGGCTGTGGAGCGTATGCTTAAGACTGGGGAACCTGGGTTTTCCATTGATACAGGGAAGAACCGTAAGGAAACCCTGAGGAACGCCTGCACAGAAATTACAAGTGAAGATGATTCCGATGTGTGTAACCTTGGGTCCACCAATTTGGCACGCATTGAAAGTATTGAGGAAATGAAAGGCGTTACAGAGTGTGCCACTGCATTTCTCTTAGCAGGTACAGTGTATAGCGATGTGCCATATCCAAAGGTTGACACTATACGTACTAAGAACCGTCGCTTAGGTCTGGGGCTTATGGGTATTCACGAGTGGTTGCTAAGGCATGGAAAAAGATATGCTGCAGACAAGGACTTAGATGAATACTTAGAAGAGTACTCAGGAAGCGGTAAGTTTGCAAACTCTTGGGCCAACAAATGGGAACTTACTAAGCCGCTCAAAACTAGAGCCATTGCTCCCACAGGGACCATTGGGATTTTGGGAGAAACTTCTACCGGGTGCGAACCCATCTTCTGCGTAGCTTACAAACGTAGGTACCTAAAAGGTGGCATGTGGAATTACCAGTATGTTGTAGACCCAACTGCTAAGCGTATAATTGAAGAGGGCGGGGTTAACCCAGACAACATTGAAGATGCCTATGTATTGGCCGAGGATGTTGAACGGCGTTTAGCATTTCAGGCTCACTTGCAAAAGTATGTGGACCATGGGATTTCCAGTACAATTAATTTACCTGCTTGGGGTTCAGAATCTAACAACCAAGACACAGTGCAAAAGTTTGGCAAGATATTTATGAAGTACTTGCCTCAGCTCAGGGGGTTCACTACATACCCAGACGGCGCACGAAGCGGACAGCCACTGAATCCTGTGAAATATTCTACTGCTATTAAGCATACCGGAGAAGTGTTTGAGGAGGCTGCAGACATTTGTGAAATAAGTGGTAAAGGGGGAAGTTGTGGCAGTTAACAAAGGAAACTACATGGGAGAATACGAAGTGAATACTTCACCAACATTTGAGTATATGCAAGGTACAAATGGCTTGGGAATTTCTGAGCAACTGGCCTCGCAGACCCTTAACATTCTTGCTAATGTTTGCCGCAAGGACAATGACAAGTGGTGGCACGATCC